CGAAGAATAACGGCTGGATCAACCATACGCATTAGTGCTTGTTTGTCTCCAAGATTAAAAATGTGTTTACCATCTTTGTCTAATGCTCGGTTGATTAGTGTTTGAACCAAAGCCTCTACTGTCTTACCTGCTTGCTGCAGTTCGATGACTTTGGACTCCTGATGGAATGTAGTTGCTGGCTTATACCATACTTCTGTTTCCCATTCAGGCACGGCGATAGGACCTTTTAGTCCTGCACCGATTTTATCTCTCATGTGTGATTTTGCTTTTTCTAATACTGTGCTCATAGTCTTTTTCTATACCTTCTCTTAGATAGTTTTCTAAATGCTGGATCTGTCATACCTCTGGGTGCTTGACTGCTTGATCCTTCATCTAATATCCCGACATAAGGAACCTTGTTTTCTATAACAGTTTGATCGCCTTTACGGTCTATGTTATATTTACCCGTTTGTCTCCAGCCCCTTTTTGCACGGCCTTCTCTAACAGGTGTAGTCTTTTTTACTTCTTTATAGAAATCGTCAAGAAAATGATTGACGACAGCGTTTAGTGAGTCCTCTATGTCGGCACTTGCCGCTTTTGCACTTCTAAATTTTGCCATCGTCAATCTTATTTTATTAAGATGCAGTGCCGTATGTTAATACGCCATCACCTTGTAAACTTAGACTTGCTTCAATCAAGCCATCGTATGAACTAGTAATTGTTTTACCAGTTACAACTGCAGATCCTGATAGTTCTGTGTCACCTGTTGTAGGTACACCAAATGAACTACCTGGCTCTGGGTAAAATTTAACTGTTACGCTTGAACCAATTGCTAATGCAGTTTGTGCAGTATCATCTGGATCGTATAAAACATCAACAGTTGCAGTCCAGTTATTATATGTAGTCGAAAATGTTCTTGTTGTATCACCTGCTACAGTAGTATCGATTGTTTCAGCAGTTTCTTCTACTGACCAACCTCTACTTTCACCTACAACATCAGATCCAACCATTACATATCCATCTTTACCTAAGTATTCAGCCATTATGCTTCTTCCTCATTATGATTGATCTCTTCGTGAGAATCTTCTTGAACCTCTTCAGGTTCTATGGTTTTTGGAGTATCTGCAAGTTTGAATCCTCTGTTAAGATTTCTCTCAACTTTGTTTTCAGGAATATCACAAACATCTCCGTTAGGGCTAATCATTTTAATCATTATGTTGCTCCTCTTTCATAGCGATATGTTACAAGATATACTATACGCATAGTTGCGTAAGGCACCGCTTCACCTGGATCAATGACTTCAACAATAACAACTTCGCCATCTAATGCTTTGCTGTCTCGTCTTACATCTTCTTCTAGTTTTTCTTCAATTGCTTCAATCAACTTATTACGGTCGCTATCACGCATATCTGACTTAACTAGGATATCCAAGTTATATGATATTCTACCGAGGCGTGCGGTTCCAGCAGTAAACTGTTCACGCTCCTCGTCTGCACTTTCTACATATACTGCCGGGATAGCCTGGCGACTAATTTCTTCGATAACAATCGGTTCTCTAGTCACCAAACCTAATCTCGGTGAGGTAATGTTTTTGAGTGCTTTTACAATATCATTTGCAATGTCTTCTCGTTTACTCATTATCTTACCAATCTATCCTGTACAAATTCGTGTGTTTCCCCTTCAGCGTATGTGCCGTCGTTGTTGCTATCGTACTTGATACCAAACCCGAATTCTAAGTCTAATTCTTCATTAAACTTTTCACGATAAAAGTCAATTTGCTCACGGAAAGCATCGCCCTCTGGACGGAAGTTACTCAACATTGGAAAGATGTAGTTTGCAAGTGCTCTGTAAACACAACACTTGGTCCACTGTGTTTCATCTAACTTTGTTGCGTCCCATTCCGCTCCAACTCTGTGCAAACGGTAGATTGTATTGCTTGCATATTCCTGATCGAACCAACGCACTTTGATCATCTTTTCGATGTCCGTTTGTGCTTTAGTCAACTGGTCATCAAAGTTCTCGATACCGTTTTCTACAATATCTGGAACATATTCTACCAAGTCTGCTGTTGTTGCGAATGCCATAGTATTATCCTTTTATATCAATTAAAGAGCCGCATCACCTGTGATTTTAACGCCTTTTGCGTTATCAATGATTCCTGCACCCCACGCTGCTGATGCAACTACTTCAAAACCACGAAGTGATTCGTCACGCTGTAGAGCAATGCGGATATCACGCTTAAGAGCCATACCAATTGCCGCTGGGTGGAATACTGCACCAACTGCGTCATCACCTGCATCGATTGTTGGGCTTGCTGATTCGTATACATCGATACCTGCAATACGACCGATAAAGTATTCACGGGCTGCGTTGTTCGCTGCGTCTGGTGATGCACCAAATGTTCCGCCTGCGTTCAATAGGCCTTTCTTAAGGTTGAATGCTTGGAATGGGTGTAGCACTGCTACAAGACCTTGCATTGGGACACTGTTGTTGCGTAGTGTTGCTGCCGCTTTCATTAGTGTTTCAACAGTTACTTCGTCACCTGCAAGTCCAACATCAGTTGTGAATGATCCAAATAGACCTGTTACACTTGTGTCCATTGCTGCTGCTAATGCGCCGCCTAGTTGACGACCTACATCTGCACCTACATCACTTGGTGATGCTTCAACAACGATGTCTTGGATTGTTGACATGTTGCCGTATTCTGCTGCAGTGATGTCTACTGCTGTTACTGATGCCATTGCACTATCGTTTGATAGGTCAGTACCTGCTGCTAATGCTGTGACCGCAGTCGCTGCGGGCCATACTGGAATACTTGCTGTTAAGCCTGGTGTGCCTGTCATATCATACATTGTAACCAGGTTACGAAGCATAGCATTTTCTTGGAATGTGTATTGAGCCGCCATTGAGATATTTTCATATAACTCGCCGCTTGCTACACCTGTGTCAATTGCGTCTGTTGTTGGCATTTTAATTTTCCTTTGCTATATTAAGACGAATAAAACTTACGAGTTCTGCGAGGATCCATCATTTCTGCATATATCTTACGGTGTTCTGGATTTTTCATATCAAGGTCACTCATTGATAACTGCTCTGTTTTTACAGGCTTAGGATTTGCTTGTGTTCCTGCACCTGCTGGATTGCTTGCACGGAAGTATGGCTTGTTATCTAAAAATTCTTTAACTGCCAACTCTACTGTCATCGGTTCTGCTGTAGTAGGATCATATCTGACATTGCCAGTATCATCTAATACAACAGGATTACCAGTTTCGTCTAACTTGATACTGTTTTTCATTAGTTGTGCAACATCACTTGGGCTTACAGCACCATATTTTGTTGCAGCATCTAAAACAGCACCATCTACTTTCACGCCTGTTAGTTGTGAGCGTAGTGTGTTGACTTCCTGCTCGTATGTTTCTTTTTGTTGCTTCAGTACTTCTTCGAACTTCTGCTTGCGGATCAACTCATCTCTTTGAGCCTTTTCCTTTTGTGCTTTCAGTTCTTGATATTCTGAAACATCGATGTCTCCAAACTTCTGTTTGGCCATCTTTTCTGCTCTTTTTGCGATCATAGCGTTTACTTCTTCTTGAGTAAACATACGCTCGCTTGGAGCCTGGTCCTGGATGATTGTTTCTTCAGCACTTGTGGCTTCAACTCCAGTAGTTTCGCCTGCTGTGTCCAATGTTGTTTCGGTCATTGTCCCGTAACCTCCTATTGAGTAGTGTTGTTATTTATAGTGGTTAAATCTGCTGGTTCAACCACGGTTTGCTGATCGATTGCTGTCAACACTTGTTCCAGTGTTTGTTCATCTTCAATCAACAGTTTAGCAACTTGGCGTTGGATTTCTTTGCCAAGTTCCGGCACTGTAACAAATTCATTTGCTTTACGCAATAATTCTAAATCACTGTGCTTATCTCTAATATCGAAACTCTTTTCATATTCAATGGCAAAGTCTGCATCCGGTTGAATGTTTTGCCAATGGAACCAGTGTTCCCATATTTTATATTCTGCTTCTTGTAGTATTTCTGCAAAGTCTGAAAGTCTACTGTTTAACATTTGCATTTCAGTTTGCAGTGCAACGCCTGACATTGGGCTGCCTACGCTACCTCTAATACCTGATACATGTGCCATCTTATCAATAGCATCTACATCCATTTGAATACTGTCAAGTATACTTTGAATTGTAGCACCACTTGGCTGAAGCAGGTATGGATTCTTATCAGCGGGTAAATCTTCTGGGACAGTAATCACTGCACCTGCTCCAGCCGCTGCCTGTGTATCTGCAGTCTTAACAAGTGTAGGATGTCCACTAATACGAATGCTTTGTTCTAGTTCGGATAGTCTGTTGTAAATTTGACGCTGTGTGTCAGCGATATCTGCAATTTGGCTGTGTCCATCATCAGTGCTTACTCTAAATGCTGGAATGTGCCCCATTGGATTGACATATTCTTCTGCACGAAGTATTTTACCATATTCAATCTCATCGTTGTATGCATACTCATATGCACCAATTGATCCTTTGCTTACGATCTTTTGTTTAAAGCCTTTTTTCTCTACCCAGTAGCGTTCTACTACTTCTGGCTTCCAAACAAGTATTTGATCATACTCATCGCCTGAATGTTCAATCAGTTTCAAATAAGTTAGTTCTTGTTTACCAGTAATGGTTGGTGTGTATTCCCAATCTAACACATTACCTGGCACATAAGCATTTACATAAGCACGAATGCCCATTTGTAATTCTTCTGCTCTAGTAAGTGTTCTGTACGCTGGTCTATCAACAACAATCCACATACTACCATATACCATAAGACTGTCTTGAATCTTTTTCATAAACGCATTTAAGTCTGTGCCTTTAAGGTCTACATCATACATGAATGCATTTACA